TTGTCTTGTAGCTCTAACAGCCTCTCCTTTAATCCTTCCGAACATCTGCAAATTTCGTCCTTTAGCCATTGCAGATTCAAACGGGATACTATGTCTTTGTAAGTACGCATGGAAACCCATTGCTCCTAATCCGAGACTTCTTTCTCTCATAGCACTGTAACTAGCTCTTGAAAGCTGGTCTGGTGCGTTGTTAATAAAAAACTCAATTACATTATCAAGCATTCTTACTAAATCAGGAATGAAATCATCATTATCTTTCCACTCATCATACTCTTCCAAATTGACACTGGATAGGCAACATACTGCTGTTCTATCTTTGTCTGTAGCGAGAGTAATCTCACTGCATAGGTTAGAGTGATGAACCGTTAATCCTAAATTCTGTTGAAACTCTGGTACTGCTTCTTGGACAGTGTCCTTAAACATAATGTACGGTTCCCCAGTTTCAACACGATTTTGGATAAGTTTTACCCAAAGTGTTTTAGCTGAAACAGTCTTTTTAACTTCTCCTGAGTGTGGATCAACAAGATCCCAACTATCATCAAATCCTTCTATCTTTGTCGCCTTTTCTATAAGTTCCATGAACTCATCAGACAAAAGAACGCCATGATGAAGATTAGTTGACTTTCTGTTAACATCGCCGCCTGTAGGCTTGCGAACGTCCAAAAACTCTTCCACTTCTGGATGAGATATGTCAAGATATGCTGCATAGCTTCCTCTTCTAGTTACACCTTGTGAGAATGCTAACATTTCCGCGTCTACGACTTTTAGAAATGGTATCACTCCCGTACTCTCGGAGCCATTGCTCGTTGTCGAGCCTACACTCCGAATTTCGTTCCAACATCCTCCGACCCCGCCGCCGACTGACGACAAATAAGCGTTCTCTGTGTAGTGATTTGTAATCCCTTCACGACTATCTTCTACATAGTTTAGAAAACAACTAATCGGCATCCCTCTTTTAGTGCCACCATTCGATAAAATTGGCGTAGAAAACATAAACCATAGCTTACTAGCATAGTCATATAATCTTTGTGCGTGTGCCTCATCATCTGCAAACGCTTTCGCCGCTCTTGCGAAGGCTTCCTGCGGTGATGTTTCACCGTCTACAAAATACCTGTCTTCTAAAGTTTTTATACTAAACTCAGATAGATACTTATCCCTTTTATAATTAATGTCCACCCATTAAACTCCTTATAGCTGAGATATTATCAGCTCCTATTGCGTCGTCACAATATGTTATTAAATCCATCAATTCGTAGTTTTGTAAAATCTGTTCTGAGTTTTCATTTAACGACTGGATATACTTATACTTACCTACTAGCGGTGCTGCATCGTATATACTCAGTGCATCTCCATACTGTTTTATCAAATCAAACGCTCTTTTAGGGCCGATACCAGGAATGCCTGGAACGTTATCACCCTTATCTCCTGTCAAACACTTTAAGGATATGTACTCCTCTGGAGTTACCTCATAGTGGTCATGCCAATTATCTAGTGTTACTTCCTTACGTGTCACATAAGAGAATCTGCCTACATTTTCTTGTATTAACAGATCCCAGTCTCGGTCACTAGAAATCATCCAAACATCATCTAATCCATACCGAGCTTTGTCTTTTACTAAGTGTGCTGCGATATCGTCAGCTTCTACACCTTTAAACCTCAGTATGGGGTATCCTTCTTCTTTTAAGACTTCTAGTGAAGCCTCATACTCTGAAAAGAACTCTTCGAAGGCCATCTTTTCTTCTTCGGATTGGTCAGCGAATTTATCTTTTCTATTCTGTTTATATTCAGCATTAATATTGCGTCTATAAGAAGAAGAGCCCCAGTCTGCTGTAATAATCACCTTGCCACATCCATAAGATTTTGCTAGTGACTCTACAGTTTTCTGGTACTCATATCTAAAATCTGTACGTCCTTGATGCTTCCATCTAAACGCCAGATTTAAGGCATCTACTATTAGTGTTGTGTTTGGACTACTATTATTTACTTTCTCTGCAAAATTAAACGCCATTTATCCATCTCACTTGTTCATGTTTTAACCAATCTTCGGCAAGAAGAGCATAACAATCTAAAAAACTAATGTACATCCACTTTTCACAAACATCTGGCATATCTTCAGTTACTACAAATACTGGTGATCTGTTGTACTTGAAGAATAGTAGAGGGTCTTGATTCCCTCCCGCTGCTTGTATAATAAGTTTTTTCCACCAAGTTATTAGATTATTAGTCTTTTCTTGCGTAAAAATTCTATCGGTTAATGGAGACTCTGCATAGTTTTTTACCTCTATGCAGAATCTATTTTTCTCGTGGGGTACATATAAGTCCCCCTTCAAATATTCTAAAGCTCCCGAGTTTGGAACTCTCTCAAACTGCATACCAGTACTCTCTCGTAACATATCTCTGACGAGATACTCACCTCTAGCACCTTTTGCTCGTGAATCTACCATTACTTATCCAATGCACTTATATTGCCTTGTTTTACTACTTCAATCTTTTCTAGCAAAGGATGTGTCCACCCGTGGGATACGGCGTAAGTATTTAGATCTTCTGCTAACAGAACCTCTACTAACTTTTCTCTACCCGCATCATCTAGTACACTAATAACTTCGTCTAAGAATAATATATTGATTCTAGACTTAGATATGCTACTCATAAGTTTACGAATAGCAATTAATGTAGCAGTATTCACTCTTGCAAGCTCTCCGGAAGAGAGTGCTAGAATGTCTACTATGACCTCGTTGTCAGTAATTTGTACATTCAACTTATCGTTGGATACTATGAACTGTAGTGTAAAACGACCATCTGAAAGCTCTGCAAGATACTGGTTTGTAAGCTGTTCTAATTCTTTTACTAGATTTTCTATCTTATAAGCGAGTAGCCCGTTAGTGCTAAAAGCTTTTTTCAATACATCTAGGTTAGAATCTAGTTGTGCTTGCTGTGCCAATACTTCCTTTGCTTTGTTTAATTTTTCTATGAACCCATCTGTTTGGGCTTGAATTATTTCGATACGAGTATTAGCTCTAGTTCTAGTTTCGTTTTCTTTAGCAATCTTAGCCAGCTCTGCTTTTGCTGCTACTAGCTTAGTTTGAAGCTCTGCCAAGTTATCGGACAGCTCCTCTTTGTCTAGTATTTGATTTGGTAAAGAGTTGTCGATGCCTCTGTAAAGGTCTTCCCACTCTTTCTCTGCTTTAGATAAATTAATTCTAGAATTATTGTTTCTTTTTATCTGTCGTATCATGTCTTCGTTAAAGTCTTTGTCCTTGTCTAACTTATTTAGTTTGGTCCTTTCGGACTGTACTAATTCATTCTTAAACTCTGCGTCAATATCTTGTTCGCAAGTAGGACACTTATCCCCTAGCCTTACTAGCTTGTCTAACATACTATTAGCTGACTTTATTCCTGCGTCTAGCTGTCCTAAGTCGCTCTGATACTTATCATAAGACTCCGCAGGAGGTAGCTGTTGTAAAGCAGCTTGTACATGATTAATATCTATACGGGACAGCATATCCTTGTATTGATTGTTTTGTAAGATTTTTTTATTTTTTTCGGAGATATTTTCCAACTCTACTGAAAGAGAGCGGAAAGACTTCTCATCATCATCCGTGTTTATATCTAAATCTAACATGGGTAGTACTATCGTACTCTCCAATTTATTGTTTGATAACCATTTTTCAATCGTTGTTGCTTCTGTACTCAACTCCGTTATTCTAGTAGCAGACTCTCTTGAGGCTTCTTTGAATATCTCAAAAAGCTCTACATAAGCATCTAAGTGAAGAAGATCAATTAAGAACTTCTTCCTATTAGTATCGGTAGCAGTAAGAAACTGCAAGCTAGCGTTTGTGTTCTGGTATACCAACTGTGAGAAAGTTTTGAAGTCAATACCTATGACATTCTGTAGAGTTTTATAGGTGTTAGTAGCTGTGTGGCTGGATATATCCTCACCATCTTTCTTTAATACTACTTTAATACCACTCTTTCTATCTACAGCAACTTCATAAGTGTTGCCATCCTTCTCGAAAAGCAAATATATACTATACCCATCATTAACATAACGATTAGGGATATCTGCTTTTTTAATGCCTTTTGAGTTCTTGTTGTACAGAACTTCTTCTATAACTAAAGGTATAGAAGACTTACCCATTCCATTTGAACCAATGATTTGAGTTACTGTATTCTCGTTTAAGTCCAACTCGTTGTTAGGTCCGTAACTAAAACAGTTACTCCACTTGAGCTTTTTGAGAGTGATCATTGTATGTTCCTATAATGTTGCTGACTTCGTCTTCTGGTATTGCTAGATAGTAGCTTAGATACTCTACTAACTCTTCTTCTATGGTCATATCTTTGTCTAAGACTAAAGATACCTCTGAGTTTCTCTTTATCACTTTCTTATCAAGTAATTCAGAGTTTTCTACTGAGGCCAATTCTTGAATGTCGCCCTCTATTTCATAAATAGTGTGATGATACTCAGTAGGAACCATGTCTTTTGGGTCTGTAACAGTTTTTCTAATTAACTGTGGCAAATCAAAAGGTTCCCATACCCAGCTCCAATTCTTTTCATTGATAAACAGACATCCAGTTGAGACTTCTTTTCTATGAAATGAAGTTGTCATTGGGCTGCCGGGGTATACAATATTTTTTTGTGTGTTGCTATGAGCGTGTAAGTCACCTGCAAATACTACAGGGAAGTCTGCGAACCTATCCAAATCTACCTCTGGCTTTACATGGGGAGGAATCTCACCTCTTACATGAGTAAACAGTGGTTGAGAAGTGTCAAAGTGCTCTATGCTACCTTCTCTATGTAAGTCCGCGTAGGGCAGAATACCAAAACCTACATCGGTATCAATGTACGACATATCAACTATATGTATAAGCGGGTTAATATCTCTACTAACCTGCTTTAGTTGGCTGAAAAAAGTCTTGTGCTTCTTTGTCGCTTCATGATTACCGTCGTAGATGATGGTAGGAACTCTAACATTTCTAATAAAAGAAAAGTAGAGTTCCAGTTCTTCCATACTAGGCAGACGATCAAACAAGTCACCACCAATAATGTGGCTATCACACTGCTTACAATAGCTGTGTACTTGGTCGAAAAACATATTGTAACGTTTTAAGGCCCACTCTCTTGGAACATTCTTCTGTCCCAGTTTAATGTGCCAGTCTGCCGTAAATAAAATCATACTATCTTGAACTCGTCTTCAATGCTTTCGTCAATCTCGGAGGTTTCACCTGCGTTATCACGAATACGATCTAGTAGCTCTTTTTGAGCATCTGGTGTAGGACGAGTCATTACTTCATCCATAGACTTAATAGTTGCGAATACTTCCATCTCTGCATCAGACAAAGCACGAGGCTTGCACTTGAGAGCTTGAAGTTGATACTCTACATTATAAGGCAGAGGGCCAGTCTTTACACGCTTGAATTGAACATCCCAGCCTGTAGTTGGATCTGTTGGATCTCCTAAATCTTCTGCAGCAGTAATGATCTGCTCCCATAATTTCTTCTTTAGGTTTACCACTTTAACTTCACCGTTGTCGATGCACTGAGTAGCGTAGCTCCAGCCACACTTGAGATCTGGGTAGAACTCACGAACCCAATCTTTCTCTAGGTTGTTAAAGGTTTCTTTGTTACGGTCGAAGGATAAGCACTCTAGTGGAATGTTCTTACCATTCTCACCGTTTATCCAATAGACGTATCGAGCTAGAATGTCACCTACTAGACGGAACTTGTTGTCGCCATCTTTGTACTGAAAACTGCTAACTGAACTTTTTTGTGCAGAACCTTTCTGCTGATTAAATGAAATAGCCATTTAATGAATCTCCTTTGCGTTGACTTCTTCGTACTTGAAATGAAGGGTTTGTGAATCATCCAAGTATAGTAGCCTATTATTGTTTATTAATGTGTCCATATCCTCTGCGGGCAGAAGTATGGTGTCTAGTGTTGTATCTTTAGTTAGGCGAAAGTACGCCGTAGATCGCAAAGCACACAATGCAATGTATTGTGCAATTTCACGATACTGGTACTTATAAGAATGGTATAGCAGTACATCGGGATGGAGCATGAAGCTATCCCCAAGGAAGTTTTTCTGCGAATATTTATAAATAGGGTCTACAGCATTTGTAGGTATCTGCCTCAGTACGAGCATCCGTACGATACGCACAATCTCTACAGCGTTGCCGTTAGCCTCTTTATGAATCTTTCGCCAGTCAAATAAGAACATATATTATACTAAAAATTAAGGTTTGTGTCAAGAACTATTTTTTTATAGTTGCTTTATTTGATAACCCTCTCTCATATAGTGACCCATCCTATTGGAAGCCTGTTTTTTAGCAGTATTCCCTTTTAGATGAATGTCTATGATAACAGGATCTCTCTTACCCTCTTGTAATCGTATGACTCTACCTATAAGTTGAGTCAAAAGAGGCTCGTTATTGATTGGTGTGCCTAGTATTAGACAGCTAAGGTTGTTAACAGAGATACCTTCTGAAAAGATTGCTTGAGTACCGAAAAGAATATCTTTCTTACCGCTTCTGATTTCAGTTAGGTGCGTTTCTCTATCCTCATGCGAGACCTCGCCCGTAACACAAATTGC